CGAAAACCAGCATCAGTAAATACGTCAGCAGGAAGAACGGTGTCTGCTGTGTAAGCAGTCAGGCCGTCAGCACTATCAACAAAGTAAGCGTTAGAGTTAAGCCACTCAGCACCAGTACAAGTACCAGTTACAGGAACAGTAAGGTCAAGAGTGCCGGTACCGAAAGCAGTACCAGAACGGAAAAGATCATCATCAATCTGACGAGCCAGAGCATAACCAGCGTCCTCAGTGTAAAACTGACGAAGAGAGGCAAGAGCCTGGACTTCAACGATATCTTCAATCAGACGAGAATACTCGTAGTGACGATCAATCGCGATTGTGGTTTCACCTTCCAGGTTAGCTTGCATGGTTACTGCAACAGCTTCTTGCTTCTCGTTTGCAGAGCCACGAACAGGCTTAGGAATGTGAATAAGGTCGCCCTTCTTACCGCTCATTGTCATGCTTTTGACAAGAGGAGCCATCTTTAGGGATTTTTGATAAGCAGCAATTACTTCGTCAGACCATATTTCAGGTACAAAAGTATCTACTGCGGTTTTGTCTACGGTTGCGTTTGCTGTAAAAAACGCACCAGAAGTTTCATTAGCCATGATAAGATTCCTTTATCTTACACGCCTCTCAGCATATGCCCGACGAATTTCGGGTTCCATGCTTTGATAACGCTTAGGGTCAGTCTTCATAAGTTCAATAATATCCTGCCTACGATAAATCTTCTTAGATGGAGATTCGGTACTACCCTTAGCTCCACCTGTTGAGGCCTTCTTAACTGTATCCTTACGAGCATTCTTTTCGTCTTCAACAGCGTTCTGAGACATCTGTTTGATTTGCTTCCATTGAGAAAACAATTCATCAGCAGCCTTAGTATCGTACTGTTGATCCGCACGAGTCAGAAGCTCTATACGAATATCACTACCCTTAACCCAGTTAATAAATTCTGAGCTTTGAATGATATTTTGAGCATCTGGATGCTTGTTAATCAAGTCCTGTTTTGCCTGATCTTGCCTAATCCGAGTAGTAGTCTCTTGAGCCTCCTTAATAGCGGGATGGTTCGCAATCTTACTTTCTACGGCCTTGTCAGGATCTGCAAAAAAATCTACATCTTCAGCAGGTTCAGGTGCTTTTGTTTCCGACTGTTTGAGAATGAAGTCATCCACTACCTTTCGTAATTCTCCAACTTCAGCGCCTTGACTTCCCAATCGGCTTTCAGCTTCTTGGTGCATCTTAGCTACTTCAGCTATCGTCTTACCTTGGTATATTGGTGCAAGCTCTGCTTCCCCTTCCGAAGTGGTTACTTCTTCTTGGACAGGTTCTTCCACGCTACTTACTTCATCTACCTCTACTGGGTCAATTAGTTTTGCCATTATTAAACTCCGTTAAGACCGACTCTAGCTACCCTTCTGGACTATTATTCGGCTACCTTACGTTCTAATTCCATCTTCTGCTCTCTGGAACGAACCCACTTATCCGTTGCACCTGGAAAATGTCCAGAAATGGGGTCGAGACTACACCTGACAGCAGGGATGACTCGCTTTGCTACCTTTTCACAATGAGGACAATCAATCTCTTTGGTTTCACGTGAAACAAGTTTTTCATTTACATGACCTTGTTCACATTCGAAATCAAATAGAATCATTGCTACCCTCTTTCACATAGTGATCAATGGTAGATTCCATGTTCAGCATAAAAGCCAAGATATTTAACTGTCCTTTACGGAAGTGTAAATCATCATTGTCTTTAGCAGCTTCTACAGAATTTATTTGGAGAGCATTATTTGAAAGCTCATCCATTAATACCTTCCAGCCATCAGTGGAAAACATATCCACTAACGCTTCATAGTGTTTTTCCGCTTCTCTGTCCACCCTTCTTCTCCTTCGGCTTGTTAGCTTCCTCAAGCTTTGCAATTCTGGCCTCTAAGCCTTTAACTATTGAGTTAATCTGGCTTAGTATGTTCTCCATCTCTTTGTTAGTAATCATTGTTTAAGAGTCTTAGCTGTCTCCAGGTTAAGTCTCCGTTCCTCCAGTATTTTATCAGTGACTTTAATTCTGCGTTCAAATTCCTTATCGTCTTCCGTCCCAGCTTTTAAGTTGGTAGCAACGGCCTTGATACGGTCATTCTCAAGCTCAACAGGAATTGCCTTAGTTTCCTGAACCAACTTCTCAGCCCTTGCTTGAGACTCCATAGCCTGCCCGTTGAGAGCGTTAGTCTGAGACTGCTGAAAGGCCATTTGTGCCTGTTGCACTTCCTGAGCCGCCTGCTGCTGCTCGGGGTTAGGCTGAGAGGCTTGTTGGATAACCTGAATTAATTGCTCCCTATTGGAGATGTTCATGTTATCTATAATTGATTGTATTAAGACTGGGTACAGAGGAGAGTCAGAACCCATAGTCTGAAGTAGTTGTACTAATTGAGTTACTTCATATTCTCTAGCAATAATCCCCAAAGATGAGGTAACTTCAAACCTATAATCGCTAACAGGGTAGATCTCAGGTTCGAACTGCATATACCTGTGGGCTACTTTTGTTACGAAAGGTATCAAAAAAGACTCTTGGAAGTTAATAAGAGTACGTTTATGTCTCTTAATAATCGCTCCAAGGGACATAGAGATCCCCGCAGCAGTAGCCTCGCCGTTAATAGAGCCTGGAATGCCTGCTGAATCCACAGCACCAGTAGCCGTTTGAACCATCTTTTGCAAAGAATCGGCTTGAGCAAAGGTGATTTGAGAGACTTGACCAAAGTTAAATGGCTGTAAGACTTCTCTAGGATCACCGTTGGTTAATAAGATCTTACCTGGACGGACTTCTGGCCTTGCACCCCGTGGTAATCGAGTGGCATCCATAGCCATCATTGGGTGGACAGTAAGTCCTAATGCGTCAATTCTAGCTCTCAACTCAGCATCTAGGGCTTTTTGGGAGTTATATCCCTTCTCACATACACCTCTACCCCAAAATCGTCCGGGAACTATGTCCCAAGGGAAGGATACAACGGGCCTATCACCCATCATGTAGGGGTTTCTTTCTACTTTAAGTAGGGTTCCACCGTTAGCAATAACGACAATGCACTCAATGTAGTGTCCATCATCCTCTTCTGACTCAATTTCTTCACTTACTAGGTAATTAGGCACTAGACCGTAATACTTAGTTAGACGCACTTTGTCATCTGGTTGGTCGAAGAGTTCGTGGTCAGGGTCTAAATCAGTATCTTGAGGGGCAAAAGTAATGTCTACGTCTTTGTAAACACCGCTTTCTTGCAGGAGTTCTACCTGATGGTAGGGGACAAATTCGTCAATAGCGACTCCAATAGCCTCTTCAATTGAGGTAGCTACTGGGTCTATAAGGAAGTTCTGAGGTAATACGGGGCGTAATTTACATACTGTTCTGTCGGATATGTTTACTCCGACTGCCTGCATTTGCCCTTCCATGATTGGCTGGGACGCAGGTTTCATTTCTTTTTCTTCTTCCAGCACTATTTCGGCAACGCCAGTTCCAAAGACGGCGGCGTTTATCAGACATTCTGCAACGCCCTTTCTGGCCTTGTTAGCCTGGAAGTCTCTATAAAGCTGTTCTCTGAGATAAACCACATCTTGTGGCTCACCATCTCTCAAATCGTCCTTAATGTCAAAGAATCTTCCTCTTCCGAAGGTGGCTTCTTCAATCTCAGCTACGGAGGATTCTACAGCTTGTTGTAGAGCAGGGGATATGATTTGGGATCTTTCAGAGTCTCTTGTGCGATCCTCGGAGGAGAATATACCCCTCCACAGACGGTAGTATTCGTCAAACTTCTCTTCGTAGTTATTCTCAAAGTGATTGCGCCAGGAGTTGCATTTCTCCATAACCCAATCTTCTACGGTCTGCTCTATTGTAAACTGCTCTTTGTCTAGCATATTAGTATCCGGCTACCATATCCATTACATCGAAATGATCTTCTTCAAAATCATACGAATAACTTACGTTTGCTAGTTGATCTATGTAGGCCAATGCGTCTACCATGTCATCATGGGTTAGCGCATCTGGGAACTGAAACAGTTCGTCCATAAACTGCACATTCCACTCACCCTTGTTTAGTAGAATGAGTCCGTTTTCAAACCGTCCCTGCAAGGCCCACATAACCCTGTCAGTCTTTTTCTTATTCCCGTGGGTTAATTCTTCTACTCTGAAGAACCTCCCGTACTTTTTCATAAGATCCGTTAGTGGGGACATTACAGCTTGACGCGCAATACCCTTCTCTATTCCCACAGAGATGGGTTGATAGTCCCTAACGACCTGAAAAATCTTCTGTGCAGTCTCGTCTAAAGACCACCTACCCGTAATTATATCCTTAACCCACCACCCTTGGCTACCCACCTTTACTATAGCTATGGCGGTGTTGTCAAGGTTTTTGGTCTTGTTTTTCTTTCCAACCTCCTCGAAGCCAGCTAAGTCAATGGCTATGTAGTAATCCCCGTCATTCTCATCTTCTGAGAACTTAACCCAGGATTCTTTAAACATTTCAGACCCACGAGCTTCAAAAGACGCCATGAACTCCTGTCTGAAAGCGTAGGAGGACATGGATCTTTTGGCCCTATCTATTTCATTAGGGTCTATAAGGTTGTTGTTATAGCTTGTGTAATGCCATGCTTTGAAATCAGGATCGCCACCTAACTCGGCTTGTTTGTAGAGGTCATAAAAATGGTTTCTACCCATTGGAGTCCCAATGAACAAAGCACTAGCCTTTAAGTCTGACAGAGCTGG